TTAGCCAGCAACATGCGGGTAAGTTGCGTCTTCCCGCGATTCCCTTTAGTATCATAAAACCAATAGATAGACCGATCATTGGGCTTACCCATAGCTATATAATACACGCATTTCTGCCAATTATAAAACTTACCAAAAGGTAAAGTTTCAACTTGGAGATTTTCTTCCAGCATTTTATTAGACCATGGACCCTCGACCCTTGTCTCTTCCTTCATGGCGTAATTAAATGAGGTGTTACCGGTCAAAGAAGGACTAATGTTAATATAATCCTCCTTAATACCAGTATAATCTGAAATACTCGATAAAACCTTTTTCGAGAATTCTTTTTTATGTAAAGATATGACACATTGAAAATGCCTCATACCATTTTTAGATTCTTCTAATTGAAAAACCCATTTTTTACAATTATCATTAAACCAACCCTCTAGGTCATCTCTCCAGATACCTAATGGCTCTTTTATATATATAGTTAAATGATATCTATAAACTCTATTTCTTGTTTTTACCATAAGTAGATTTCTTCTTCTTCTTCGATCTATAACCGGTCTCAGATCGATTCGTATGTTTAGATACTACGGAATAAAGCTCTTTAGAAAGTTTTGACTTTTTCTCAGTGCTCATCCCAGCCGGTATCCAAATTGTATGTTTTATTTTGGACATAGTCAATTTTTAATTTATCTAAGTTCCTGCTGAAGTTTTAGATCCACCTACTCGAAGCTCATCTGGACTCATAACATAGATTGATCCATCATGATAAGCATGAGTCTCTCTTTCAGTGTAATTAGTTCTTTCCTTAACGGAAATCCAACCCTTGTCATCTACATAATTGGTTGGTCCACTAGTTCCGTCTGACTCATATTCCTCGTAAGGAACTATAGATTCAGGCCAAGATGCATTAATACCGTGTCTAACTTCATGTCTTATACGACAAGGAGCAGAATCAACAGGCATAACCGTTTCATACTCTACAGGAGGTGATCCAGCACTAGCTTTAAGAGTATATGTAGGAGAAGGAGAACCAGAGAAGACCGTTAATAAAACAACGTCTCCTTTAGAATGGTACTTAAGAGATTCATCATAGTCACCATCCTCTCCTCTCATAATTCTACCAAAATCAGTCATCCATTGTCTAACACTGAAACTTTTATCGAATTTTTCTTCTAAATGAAGGTCCCATACGTCATTAGGACCAATAGTACAATCTAGAACGTCTAAAACTTCCCAATTATTTTTAAATTCTTGGGATTGTTGAGGCGTCATTCCAAGCACACTACTAGTCTCAACATATACGTCAGCAATACCACTTGCGTTAGTTTGCCATCTTATACTATCTTGAGATGAATTAAACCAGTTTACCCCAGCTCCAGGAGCATGCTTATTAGCTGTAACAACTTTACCTTTTTGGGGTACTAAACCATTACCAGAAATATTGGTATTACCCCAGCCGCAAACATTAAACCAAATTGGTCTTTTGCTTTGTCTCAATTTAGATTGGCAAACATATACTTTTATATTAGCATCGCTATATTTGTTGCTATTAAAAAAGGAATGGACAGAAAATCTAGAATTTATAGTGGTTCTAAGATCAACCATATAATCATCTCTAAATTTTATAGCGTTTGAATTAGTGGTATCCAAAGTGTTTTCGTAAAAATCAGTAGTCATACCAGTTCTTACAAATTCATTAGCTAGCATACCCATCGATGGAAGTCCAAAATAATTATAAATCTTCCACGAAGCCCATGTATCAATTAAAGCATCATCACTGCCTTCACCGAATAAACCCCAAGTAGCCCAACCTTGGCGATTTGCTCCTGTCTGAGCGTATATTCGATTGAAGTATTCAGCCGAAGTTGCACCTTCTGGTACCAGCAACCAACGAGTATTTTTACCAAATAAGTCATTAGCACTTCTAACATACTTATTAGGACGTCCGTGGTCAATTTCAAACTTAGTTCGATATTTGACACCTTCCTCGTCTTTATATATAAGTTCAGGTGGTGACTCATATATTTTAATCTTTTCTATTTCTGGACTATCACTATTAATTCCAGTAGTTCCAGAAGTCATGCGATGAGCCATAGATAGCAATATCCAGCTAGCAGCACTTTTTGCAGAGGCACCTGCATAAGGCTTAATATCATTTCTAATCGTCTCTAGCATAGATTTAAATCTTTTGCGAGATTTTAAAGCGCCAGGAGTATGGTCTTTCATCAATGATTCAGAGCCCATGGCGCGATCATAAATTTCTTTAAAGGACTTAGCCTTGTCCTCAAGCTTATTTAAAGATTCCGCCAATTTTTTAGCTTTTGGCGGTAATGCTTTCATAGCATTCGGACTTAAAAAAAGTAATTTCATATTCTATTCAATTAAATTTTTATTTATTTATTTATAGGCCTTGGACTAACATCCTAAGGTTAAACCCATAAATAAATTAAGGATACTCTCCGTATTCCTTATGGAATTCGAGTATATCAAGGTATTCTCGGTCAGCATCTTTTTGAGTGCGATGACCTTGAACAACATCTACAGCCGCCTGAATCATATCCATTTGATAATCAGGGACTCCAGGAGTTTTAATTAACTCTAAAGTATCAAGATAATTATGATTATCTTTACACAAAGAGAAGCATTGTAATACATCTTCTTTTATCTCTTCTTCTTTAGTAGAAAGCTGGGCGGGCTGGGCAAGAAGCAATTCGCGGGCCCAATCCTCCTCAGACATTGTGTCCATATCATATTTTATCCACCGGTCTGAACTTAGACCACCATGGTCAATAATCCAATTACTGAACACGATTACATTAGGATGCGGTATTAATAATTGATTTAGCTTTCCATACATGGCCGAAACGAGCAGGCCATTTTTGAGTTGCTCAATCGTACACATTAATTCTGCGACCCTCTCATCCCAATTCCCACCAGTTTTCGCTCTTGGGATATCGAGGATATAAGTTTTTCTCATACCCATATTAATTATGGCAGAGACAAGCTGATTAGTACTACCCACGCAAGGAATAACACCTATTTCCTTTCCATGATTAGCCAGCAACATGCGGGTAAGTTGCGTCTTCCCGCGATTCCCTTTAGTATCATAAAACCAATAGATAGACCGATCATTGGGCTTACCCATAGCTATATAATACACGCATTTCTGCCAATTA